GGAGAAGAGCCTTTAACAGGAACCATGAAATATATAAATGAAGATTTAAAAAAATTAGGAGTAAAAGAAGGAGATGAAGTTTCTTTTCAGCCTAATAGTGAATATCCATTTACAATAGATGGAGAAAAACTTTATCGTATGTATACTGAAAATATAACTTTAATTTTGTGATATATATTGTAGACAACTTTATAGATGGGGATGTATTTAAGGAAGCTACTGCTTATTTAAATAATGGAGACTTTAAAAAAGTAGAGTCAGGGGGTAAGAATTTTTATATAAAAGAATCACCTGATGTTTTTAATGGATATATATTAGAAAAATTAATGTTAATAGAAAACCGAGAATTAAAAAATATACTGAGTTTTTTTAGAGTATCTACTAATGAGTTAGACACTTCTTGGAGGATTCATTCGGATTTAAATATAAAAGGCGAGAAGCCTGATAGAGCTTTAGTGATTTACATGTCTCCTCGTTATAAAGAAGATTTACACGGGACAGCATTGTGGGAACATGAGGTACATGGTATTAAATTGCCGGATGATATTAGTGATGACAAGTATAATGAAATGATTCAGGTAGATGCAGAAAATTTAGATATGTGGAGGTTAAGTTCGGTAATAGGTTATGAACAAAATAGAATTGTTTCTTACCCTTCTTCATATTTTCATAGTAAATATCCTAACAGATCTTGGAAAAAAGGAAGACAAGTTTTTGTTATGTTTTATAAATATAAATAAATTAAATTATGGGAGTACAAAAAAATATAGCCAAATTAAATCATAAAGTAGAAGTTATTACACAAAATTTACAAAGATTGATTTTAGAAGAACAACAAACAAGAAAGTTATTAATAGAAGTGGCAGAGATTATAAAACTAATGCCTGGTTATAAAAAAGCATTAGATAAAGTAGAGGAAAATAAAACCAATAAAAAAAATGAGCAATGAAAAAAACTATAAACCATTACCTCCGTACTTGGCTATTGGACCTTCCGAAATTCATGGGGCTGGTATTTTTGCGGTGGAAGACATTCCCAAAGGAGTTGTTATTGGCATCACTCATATATATGATCCTAATTTTGAGCATAACTTTATTCGTACTCCGTTAGGTGGGTTTATTAATCATAAAGATAAACCGAATTGTGAATTAATTGAAGATAATGAAGGGGGTTATTATAAAAAATTACAGACCATTAAGAAAATAGAAGAAGGAGAGGAATTAACTTTAAAATATAGTTTATACCAATTTAATAAAAATGAATACTAAAGAAATAAAAGAACAAATTATAGCGGCTGGAGAAAAAGCAGTAAAGCAGTTAATTAAAGTAGCTAAAGAAGATATTATTAAATATGATAAAGATGATGAGTTAGCGGCTGACCGATTAAAGAATGCGGCTGCAACTAAAAAGCTCGCAATATTTGATGCTTTTGAAATTTTAAGTCGTATTGAAAATGAAAAAGCTTTGTTAGAAGGAACAGTTAAAGAAAAAAAGAATAACACCCCAAAAGGATTTGCAGAATCAAGATCAAAATAGTTTATATAAGGTAGTAAAAAATATTATACCTAAAAATGTGCTGAGTAATAAAAACCGAGCACATAGTTGGCAGTATGGTTATAATGAAAAATATGACATTGTAGTTATTTCCCGAGATGGCACTTTAGGGGATGTATATAATATTAATGGATTAAAAGTAGGATTACCTAAACAACCTAAAGAAATAGTTGCACGATCTACTAAAAAAGAAGATCAATATTGGGAACCCACTTTGTTACCTAAAGAATTAGGAAGAATAAAATCTATTTTTCAATGGCATGAAACCCCCGAAGTTTTTAAAAGTAAATGGGTAGATTATATTGAAAAAGAATTTGACCGTAGAGAATATGGTTCTTGGTTTATGAACAATGGGACACCTACCTATATAACCGGAACGCATTATATGTATTTACAATGGACTAAAATTGATGTAGGACACCCAGATTTTAGAGAGGCAAATAGAATATTTTATATTTTTTGGGAAGCTTGTAAGGCAGATAAGAGAAGTTTTGGCATGTGTTATTTAAAAATAAGACGTTCAGGTTTTTCGTTTATGAGTTCGTGTGAAGGGGTTAATAAAGCAACTATAACCAAAGACGCTCGAATAGGTATTTTGTCAAAAACAGGTTCGGATGCTAAAAAAATGTTTACAGATAAAGTGGTTCCTATTTCTAATAATTATCCTTTCTTTTTTAAACCTATTCAAGACGGTATGGATAAACCTAAAACCGAATTAGCTTATAGAGTTCCTGCGTCTAAGATTACTAAAAAAAACATGAACACTTTAGCAGACGAAGAGTTAGAAGGTTTAGACACGACCATTGATTGGAAAAACACTGGAGATAATAGTTATGATGGGGAGAAGTTACAATTATTATTACATGATGAAAGCGGTAAATGGGAAAAACCTGATAATATTTTAAACAACTGGAGGGTTACTAAAACATGTTTAAGGTTGGGGAGTAAGATTATAGGAAAATGTATGATGGGATCTACATCTAATGCGTTAGAAAAAGGTGGTAATAATTTTAAATCTTTATTTTATGATTCACTTCCTTCTAAACGAAATGCGAATGGTCAAACAAAAAGTGGCCTTTATTGTTTGTTTGTGCCTATGGAATGGAATTTTGAAGGATATATTGACCGCTATGGAATGCCGGTTTTTAGAAAACCTGCTAAAACTATTATAGGTGTAGATGGGGAGGATATCAATATAGGAGCTTTAGATTACTGGGAAAATGAAGTTAATTCATTATCTCATGACCCAGATGCTTTAAATGAATTTTACCGCCAGTTTCCTCGTACCGAATCTCATGCGTTTAGAGACGAAAGCAAGCAGTCTATTTTTAATTTAACTAAAATATATCAACAAATTGATTATAATGATTCTTTAATTATGGATCACCATATAACTCGAGGATCTTTTCATTGGCAGAATGGAGTTAAAGATAGTAAGGTAATATGGTCACCCGATAAAAGAGGAAGATTTTTAGTTACATGGACACCTCCACCTCATTTACAAAATAGAAAAGAAAGTCGAAGAGGAATACATTATCCAGCTAATGAACATTTAGGTTCATTTGGATGTGACTCTTATGATATTTCCGGAGTAGTAGTAGGGAAGGGTTCTAATGGTTCTTTGCATGGATTAACAAAATTTAGTATGGATGAAGCTCCCAGTAATGAGTTTTTTTTAGAATACATTGCCCGCCCTCAAACGGCAGAAATCTTTTTTGAAGAAGTATTAATGGCGTGTATCTTTTATGGTATGCCTCTTTTATGTGAAAACAATAAACCTCGTTTATTATATCATTTTAAAAACAGAGGATATAGGGGATATTCTTTAAATAGACCCGACAAACAATATACTAAACTTTCTAAAACAGAAAGAGAATTAGGAGGGATACCTAATACATCCGAAGATGTAAAACAATCTCATGCTGCCGCTATTGAGTCTTATATAGAAAAACATGTAGGGATAGATTTAAATGGTGATTTTAGGGACCAAAATGATATGGGAACTATGTATTTTCAAAAAACATTAGAAGACTGGGCTAAGTTTGATATTAGTAATAGAACTAAGTATGATGCTTCTATTAGTTCGGGGTTAGCGATTATGGCAAATCAGAAACACCTTTATACACCGTCTAAAGAAAAATCAAAAATAAGTATTAACTTTGCAAAATATAATAATAGTAGTACTATAAGTCAAATAATTAGATGAAAGGAATCCAGATAGATATAAAGTCTGCTGCCTTTCCCGATCAGTTTGTGTCCGATTCGAAAAAAGCAACAAAAGAATTTGGACTACAAGTAGGGCAGGCTATACAATATGAGTGGTTTAGAAGAGATGGATTATCATGTCGTTTCTATAACCAGTTTTTAGAATTTCATAAGTTGCGTCTTTATGCAAGAGGAGAGCAATCTGTGGCTAAATATAAAAATGAATTAGCTATTGATGGAGACTTGTCTTATCTTAATTTAGACTGGACTCCGGTTCCTATTATTCCTAAATTTGTAGACATTGTAGTTAACGGTATGTCAGACCGTTTGTTTGATGTGAAGTGTTATGCTCAAGACGCTATGTCTGCGGAAAAAAGAAATCAATTTCAAAAAATGGTAGAAAGAAATATGCTTTCTAAAAATCTCTACCAACAAATTGAAAAAGATTTTGGAGTAAATGTATTTGAAGTAAATCCTGATCAGCTTCCTGAAAATGATACTGAGATGGAATTGTTTATGCAAATGAATTATAAACCTTCGGTAGAAATAGCAAATGAAGTAGCTATTAATACTATGTTGGAAGAAAATCATTATATAGATGTACGTAAAAGAGTTGACTATGATATTACTACAATAGGGTTAGGGATATGTAAACATACGTTTCAAGATGGAGATGGAGTAAGAGTAGAGTATGTAGACCCTGCTCATGTAGTTTATAGTTATACTGAAGACCCTTATTTTAAAGATGTGTTTTATTGGGGAGAATTAAAAACAATTCCTATTACCGAGGTATTAAAAATAAATCCTGATTTAACCGAAAAAGATTTAGAAGAAATATCGAAATATAGTCAATCGTGGTATGATTATTATAATGTAGCTCAAATGTATGAAAACAGTATGTTTTACAGAGACACTTGTACTCTTCTTTATTTTAACTATAAAACCACAAATAGTTTTGTTTACAAAAAGAAACAAATGAATGATGGCAGTTTTAAAACTGTAGAAAAAGATGATCAATTTAACCCGCCAGAAGAAATGATGGAAGAGGGTAAATTTGAGAAAGTAGAAAAAAGAATAGATGTATGGTATGAAGGAGTAATGGTTATGGGAACCAATATTATTCTTAAATGGGAAATGATGAAAAATATGGTTCGTCCTAATTCTGCGAGTCAATACGCTATGCCTAATTATATAGCATGTGCACCACGTATGTATAAAGGAGTAGTAGAATCTTTAGTAAGAAGAATGATTCCTTTTGCTGATTTAATTCAACTTACCCACTTAAAACTACAACAAGTTGTTTCCAGAGTTGTTCCAGATGGCGTGTTTATTGATGCAGATGGGCTAAATGAAGTGGATTTAGGAACAGGAAACGCTTATAATCCTGAAGACGCATTACGATTATATTTTCAAACAGGTAGTGTGGTGGGAAGAAGTTATACTCAAGACGGAGAATATAATAATGCTAAAGTTCCTATTAGTCAACTTTCTTCTAATAGCGGACAGGGTAAACTTCAAATGTTAATTGGAAATTACAATCATTATTTAGATATGATTAGAGCGGTAACTGGTTTAAATGAGGCTCGAGATGGTTCTACTCCAGATCCTAACTCTTTAGTAGGAGTACAAAAATTAGCCGCTTTAAATTCCAACACAGCGACTCGTCATATTTTAGACGGAAGTTTATTTATTACCAGAACATTAGCAGAAGCGTTATCATTACGTTGTGCGGATGTGTTAGAATATGCGGAGTTTAGAGATGAATTTGCGATGCAAATTGGGAAATATAATTTATCAATTTTAGACGAGATTAAAAATTTATATATATATGATTTTGGAATATTTATCGAAATGTCTCCAGATGAAGAACAAAAACAATTATTAGAACAAAATATTCAAATGGCATTATCTAAACAAGATATTAATTTAGAAGATGCAATTGATATTAGAGAAATAAAAAATATAAAAATGGCCACACAGTTGTTAAAAGTAAAGCGTAAACAAAACGCTGAACAAAAACAACAACAAGAAATGCAGAAACAACAAATGCAGTCTCAAGGTCAAATGCAGTCTCAACAAATGGCTGCTCAAGCAGCGATGCAAAAAATCCAAGCAGAAACTCAGTCTAAAATGCAAATAGCACAAGCTGAAGCTGCAATGGAAATTGAAAAAA